AGCTTACCTGCTGCTGTAATATCTTCTTTGGTGATTTGAATAAACTCTGCAACACCTAAGTCATCATCCATAACACGAATGATGTCTGTACCGTTCATGTTACGTACAGATGTCTCTAGCATGTTATTAAGCAGAGGCTCTACAATACCAATCTCAAACTGTGTCACCTTCTCTTGGAATATTCTACCAGCAGCATTCTCTAGAGTTTGCACTTCGTGCGCTGTCTTCTCTCCTGGTGTTCTAATCCCCATAGCCTGCTTAGGAGCACCAGCCATCTCTTCCATCATATTCATAATGAAAGCTATTTCATTCTCTACAGCCTGTAGATTAACACCAGTGAACAATGGGCGTATATCACCATCTGGTTCCATGTGAAACTCAGCGAATGGCCCCCATTCAGCTGCTTCCTGCAACTCTCCTTTGAATACGAGAGGAGGAGCTGTTGTCAGATCCTTCATGTCAGCTGCTAGGTTTTGTAGATGATCTAGACGGTATTGCATACCAACCAGATTGTCTAATGGCCCCATAGCGTACAGGTTGTCTGGACGTAATCTCCATCCCTGCATAACCTTATGACCGCCACGCTTCCACGCGGGCATCTTCTCTTTACGTACAATCTTATTTCTGTCAATGATTGTTATAACATAATCATCTAACAACTCGCCAGTTTCTGTGTCGTGTATAGTACCTTCAAACTCTAACAGCTCTACAAAGCCACTGCCATAGTATTCAAACAAGCTGCCAAAGCCATCAATTGCATAAGCACTAGCCTTCTCAAAGTCATCCTTGGTAAAGGCTGATAATTGATTACGCGTGTTGCGCGCATACGCTACGCTGTCGTCTATCCACTTACTTGGGTTGTGCTTAGCTTCTAATTCAAACTCACCAAAGCGTTTAATGCTTCTAGTGATTTTCCAGCTATTATCAAAAGATACAGCTGTGGCATCAAATAAACAATCTAAGTAGGAGATGCGTACAGCCTTTGGGCCAACATAACCAGAGATAATCTCTCCAGTCTCTTCATCTTCTTTCTGCTCATTCACCCACTTAACATCAGCAATAGGCGTACCGCTGTCGATGTAATCGTACAGCAAGTCACTAATTACCTCTCTAAACCCACCTTCTCTCACCTTGTTAGACATGTAAGCCTGTATAGCTTCTTTCTTCTCAAGCTGGTCAGCGTCTTGTGTGTATGCTTCCCATTTCACCCAATTATCATTGGGGAATAGAGCTGCCATGTAATTGGCATGCAGGTTGTCTCTAAGCTGGCACAGCTTAGGGATTGTTGTACTGTTCTTCCAAGGAAGTGTTTGGTTAGACGTAGAGCGTGTATCTGTAGCAAAGATGTAGTTGCGCAACTCACGCCACTGCTCCTCTCTGCCGCTACGCTGCCCTTTCATATCTTCCCACTCTTGGGCTATCCTATCCATCAATCCCTTGCGAGAGAGGATGTCTGTTAGTTCTAGCACGCTATCAGTGATCATGAAACAATATTTCCTCCTGTTATTTATATTATGTTCTCAGTGGTTATGAAATTAACACCCTCTTCCTGACCTTGTATAGTTGTTACCTCTACAAGAACAAACTAAAGAACCTTACATAACCTTCTCTATGTGCAAATAAGTGGCATCCTTATCACCCTCTATATCCCTGTTAGAGCCGTGTGTATGATAACCATGAACAGTGATCACCTCAGCCTTGCTAAAATGACCAGTGTAATCAAATTGCACAGTAGTCATTTCGGTGCCGCCGTTGCTAGCCTGTGCGTATGGCTTACATAGTATTGTCGAACCTGTCTTAATTCTTGCTTGTACAAATGCGTTGTTAGCGATATCTACAAATGTTAGTTGCCCAGAGATTCTGTAGAAGCCGTTACCAGGAACTGTAAAATCCCATGCGGCAGCCGTAGTGTCAAAGTTACTGCCTATATCATAATCTTCTACATCAAATTCAACCTGGGTTTCTGTCGCTGTGGCTACTCCAGTTTGATCTGTTCCGCTCATTGTTACGCGGGCTTTAGTAACTGGGCTAACTTCAGTTAACTGATCATTAGTTGTTAGGCTGTTAGTGCTTGCACTCAAATTAGAACTAGACGAATCAAATGTTACTCTTCTGCCACCAGCGCCAGCGCTAACGGCGTACGTAACATTACCGCCAACAGACGAGTCATCAATGAAAGTATTGCGGAAATTTAGACTGCCTCCGCTCAACTGTATTAATTGGGCTGTGCTTGCAACCTTACCGCCGCCAGTAAATCTACAGGTATTAGCTGTAATATGCTGTGCCGTATCTGAACCTACACTTTCAATATATCGCGCAACAGACTCGCACTCGCAGCCAGTCATAGTTGCTGTGCAGTTTTCAAATCTATAAGCATAGGGCTTATTTGCATGTTCTAAATTATCAGCTGAGCATGCATTTAAAACCAGACCGGCAATTGACGTAAACCGAAATCCGTAATCTTGCGGCTGTAGCGCGTAGCAGTTTGTTAATGATGTAGTTGTACCCTCACGACTTGAAGTTGTTCCGTCTATTGTAATCTTGCCTATATCGAATATAACCGTTGATGTATTGTTGCCACCGCCTCGGCACTGCTCCATTGTTAACATCCATGACGCTATGGCAAAGCACACCTCTGTGGCCTTAACCACTTGTGTGTTTTTTATCACCACATGCTTTCTATCATCGCTAGGTGCACCTGTGATGGGTGTTAATATGCCGTACTGTGCTCTACTGGCACAGTCTATATTTAGTCCGTCTATCTCTATAAACTGACCATCAGCAGGTATCTCTATCACTCCTCTATGGCCCGTAGTAGGGAAACTCGCCCCCGCTTTTATCTGAGTTCTCCCCATCCCTGGCGCGGTAAGCTTAAACGTTAGAGAAGGGATGGTTATAGGGGCATTAACAATACATGTGCCTGTTGGTAGCTGTAACTCTGATAGCCCATCTGATGAATTATCTAAAATATCAGAATTATCAAACACGTGTTGCAATGCATCACCGTCGTCAGTACTGCCATCGAATGTAACTCCGCATGCAGCTGCAAAGCTATGTGCCTCAGCCCTAAGAACCAATGCAAGATTAGCAACCCCTGTACACTGAACAATATTATAAGTGTTATCTGTGACGCTGCTGCTTAACACAACATCAAATACTCCGTAAGCTCTATCACTTATAACAACTGTATCTCCGGCCAACAGAGATGTGTCTGCCACAGCAGCGGCCAGAGTAACTGCCTCGTTTTCTCTTATTTGATCATTAGCTAATTTAGTGGCCATTAGTGTGCTATCCCTCCAAATCTGCTAGAGAATACAACATTAGTGTTTTGTGTTGTAGCTGACATTCTACTCTTTGGTGCTCTAGCTGTCTCTACAACAGCTGCTAGACAATCTTTAATGTCGTCATGCGCTGGTCTTGCCATAATCAATTCTTCTTCTAACACAGGAATATACCCACCCTTATAATGCCAAATCTGTTGATTCTCGTAGCGAGGCTCTAGGGCCGCAGCTATCCTCTCTTCCTTACTCCCCTCGTGTCTCGTGGGGCGATGTTCATCTACACTTATAACACTACCAGCCTGCTTGAAACGATCCTTGAGGTCACGTACAATTACAGCCTGAGCCACTGTCACTTCAGCTCGTAGTCGTCGAAACTCCCACTTCTGATGCATCCTCTCAATTCTTTCGTAGTAGTCATTAATCTTATCTGTCTTAAATCTATCTATATCCAGTATATAAATATTATTGGCTCCATCAACACCAATAACAACAATAGCTGAATAGTCAGCTTTCTTCGACAGAGAGAAGGCAAAGTCAATCCCTGCATACACATTTAACTTCTCATCTCCATACCACCACTTACCATACGATAGAGCTAGCTTACGCTGCTCGTAGTATTGGAATCTGGAGATATCAAATCTCTGACTCTCTGGGTCGTTGGGGTCATTATAATACTGAGCGTAAAACTGTATCCTATCTGAATACATAGCGCTGATGCGCGCAAGCTCTTGTCTATTAAAACCAAACATCTTCCCATCAGATCTTGATGTACGTGGCCAGATAAATCTACCATCTCTCTCAACCACCTCTTCCATTAAATCCCATATGGGTTCTTTGTCAATCTCTTCTCCAGTGTCAGAGAAGACACTAATCTCTTGTTCTTTCCACACAGCGTATTGATCTGCAGGGTGGTAGCGTGTACCACAAGCCTTGACAATACCACCAGTGTTCAAGATGGAAGCCATCTGTGACATAGCTGCTGCACACTTAGCTCTACCATCTGCTGTATATGCGTTGTCTGGGACAACAACATCATCACTCACAACTACATCAGCATGCAACCCTGTGGTGTTTGTTGTAATACCAGCTGCAATCACTGTAAAATCTCGAATACCCTCAGCTCTACGCTGTGGATGATCAACACTAATAGCGCCAGTAGTCCACTTCTCTCTCTTCCCTTCTTCTTCATTAACCATGTCTGGCCAATAGCGCATATACGTATGAGATGTCAATGTATTCTTAATAGCGTATAGCTGTGCCTCTGCCAACGTAGTTGTTGCAGAGACGTATAGAATGGATGTCTCTGGATGTTTCGTAATCCACCAGCAACACCACACTTCAATACAATGACTCTTCATGTGTGCTCTAGGGAGCAACAACAATTGATTAGGGGTTTTAGAGCGTTGTAGCCATTTAAACACCTTCTCATGCACTTCTCCGTACATCCTCTCTGGATGTACAAGTTTAGCGAAGGTGAGGAGGTCTGCTTCTGCTAGCTTCCTAATCTCTTGTAACTGCTCTTGTGCCTTACTCACTTACTAATTCTATCCAGGTCGCTTTGCAATATGTTAGATACAGAGGCTAGGTGTTTTGCTTCCTTCTTAATACTTGCCTTTGTTGGTCTACCCTTCTTATCTTTTGGTATATAGTCATTATCTGCAAGGTATTTCAAAACACTCTGTGGTGCTTCACCACTCTCTACAAGAGCTAACATCTTATCAAGACTCTTACCACGTAGCTTAGCGTTAAGCTCTTCCACCATAGCAGCGTAATACTCTTTAAAGAATGGTCTACTCTTAACCAGCAGCCAATGCTGGAAGCCATCAAAATATGTGTTAGCAAAGTTCCACTCACCAACATCTTCCATCTCTACATACAGCTTGTGTATGCTAGGGTAAAAAATACCACCCTTACGCTTATCCCATGGTTGCAAGGTGTACATAGCATGCTTCTCTAATGCTTGACACTCTTCCAAGAAGAGTGCTTGTGTAAGCCATTTGGCTGAGTCACCTTTAAACTTGTTCTTCTCTTTCATATTACCTCAGCAGACTGTTAGAGTACATGGATGTACGGCACTAAGCTGCATGGATGCAGCAATTGTTTATTACCTCCCATCTCTCTGCAAGAGAGTGGGTGGGGTTTATTGTTTATCTTGCAACTGTACTTCTTATCCTCCTCAAGGAGGAATGTTTATCATGCAAGATAAACAGGGTAAAGGGAAATAAAATATAAGGCTGTAAAGCCTTATGTTACACAAAAGCTCCTTAAGAGCTTTTGTTATATATTGAATCTCTTTAAGAGAGATTCAATGTAATTAATAATTGTGAATGAATTAACGTAGTTAATTTATGAAGAATTATATAATTACGCATTCTCTTAAGAGAGAATGCTTATATGTTTTTCTTTCTATACTTATATTATACCACACTTTTCAGAAAAGGTATACTTTATTTACAAAAAATAACAAAAAAGTTTGTATATAAACAATTCCCCCCGTATATCAACATCAATCTGCTCGCATCTCTAAAAGCATTATTTTCTCCTAGAATTTTTTGAGTTGTAATGCACTATAAAATCAACCCCCCTTCCCCCCTGCTACCCCTGCTAATCTTT